TTAACTGAACTTAAAGGATCCGAAATGCCTGAATTATTCCTTAAAGGAGATATTGAAACAATCAGAATTCATTGTGAAGACGATGTAAGATAAACTTATAAAATATTCAAAAGAGCACTTGATTGTAAATTAATACAAGAGGTATATTTTTAAAGCATGGAGGTATTTAATATGACCTTGAAAAGTGAAAAAAGTAAAAAAATAAGTTTATCCTTGATAGGTAATACTAGAGGTAGAGGTAACAAAGGAAAAGTTGTATCTGAAGAAACAAAGGAAAAGATTAGGCAAACAATTTTAAGAAAACATAAAATAACTCCTGACTTTGTAAGAAAGAAAATCTCTGATAGTCTTATTGGTCGTGTGTGTTCAGATGAGCATAAATTAAATAACAGCATATCTAAAAGAGGAAAATTAAACGCAGGATATGTTGATGGGAGAGCAGCTCATAAAACATATCCTTGGGAATTTAGAAACATTAGGAAGAAAATACTTAAAAGAGATAAAAAATGTATTTGTGGTGAACCTGCAACAGTGGTTCATCATATTGATTATAACAAAAATAACAATGATGAAAATAACTTGAGAGGCTTGTGTGTAAGATGTCATCCAAGAACTAATTGGAATAGAAAATCTTGGATAGCTAAATTTGAACAAGAGTTTTTTAAATCATTTAATAAAAAGAAATAATATTTAAGCTCCTGTAGTGTAGTTTGGCCAAGCACGAGAGGTTTTCATCCTCTTAACCTGAGTTCAAATCTCGGCAGGAGCACTTATAGTTATATATAAAACACTCCTGTAGTGCAGTGGACAAGCACGCAAGGCTTTGAACCTTGTAACGATGAGTTCGAATCTCTCCAGGAGTATTATGGTTGTAGTGGTGTAATGGTTTGCATAGCAGACTGTGACTCTGCAGGAACGAGTTCAATTCTCGTCTATAACCAGAAATGACTTTTAATTATTGCCCTTGTGGTGTAGTGGTTATCATTAAAGATTGTCGATCTTTAGACCCGAGTTCAATTCTCGGCAAGGGCGTATAAAGCACTCATAGTCTAATGGTATGATGAAAGATTTCCAATCTTTCGGTTTGGGTTCAATTCCCAATGAGTGCATTAGGGCTCGTAGTTTAGGGGTTAAAATATCCGTCTGATATGTGGAAGATCGAGAGTTCGATTCTCTCCGAGCCCACATTTATGCTGTGGTAGCAAAGAGGTAATGCGATTGCTTTGTAAGCAATAGATCATCGTTCCGATTCACAGCTTTTAGTAATGTTTAAAAGCAACTCTTTTTAAAAGTAATAATAAGAATAACAAGAATTTATTAAAACACAGTTTTTTACCAACAAAGTAGCTCGTAATACTAGGATGATCCAAGAGTTGAGCAGGGTAAAATAATGATGGTGTTTGAAAATTATAAAAGTTATTTCACCTTGGTAAGTGTATAAACTGCCTAAAAATTCTTCAAAGTTATTGGCATAATTGATAAGAATATTAAAAGGCTGATAACTTTAATATTTTGTAAAAGTGAGGGGTTTATATACTCTCTAACCCATATTTATATGATTTAAATGAAATACACTCAAGATATTAAAGACAAGGCATTAATTCTTTATAGTAAAGGTACGACATTAGAAGACATTAGTAAACAGCCAGGAATGCCAACTAGGACTTCTTTGTGTTTTTGGAAAAAGAGGTATCATTGGGAAGAAAGAAAGTTGGAGGCATTAAATAAATCTGACGAAATTCTTAACGAGAAATTAACTGACACTGCTGTTAGACAAAGGAAAATCAGCAGAAATTTAATTGAAAAAGCTTTACCTGGAATTATTAAAAAACTTGACAAAGATGATATTAATCTAAATGAATTTGTGAATTTGATGAAGCATGAGCTGTTAGTAAATGGCCGAGCAACTGAACGATCTGAGATTAATGGAGACTTTGTTGAAGATGTTAGAAGAGCAATCAGAAAAAATAAAGAATAGTTTTGGTGACTTAGCTAAGGAACAACCTATTGAATTTATCAAGGGCCTCTGTGAAGTTTGTTTTCGTAATGATGAGGGTGAGCCTTTTAAGATTTATGATTATCAGGCGGAGATTATTAAGAACATATTTTTTAGAGAAAACAAGAGAACTTTGTGTTGGGCTACTACTAGAGCTGGTAAAAGTCTCGCGATTGCACTCGGTATTATATTATTAGTTAGTTTTCACAAAGGTAGAAAAGTTAGGATCATCGCACCTACTATGACTCATTCTCAGGTTATTATGAATTATTGCATTCAGCATATTATGGATACTGATTATATTAAATCAAGATTATTAATTGATGTTGATAATGTTGAAAGACTAAAAAAGCAGATAACTAAAAGTAGGATTACTTTTCAAGATGAATGTGAGATTCAAATCATCACTGCGTCTATTGCAAGTGAAGGTAGATCACTAGTTGGGTTTGGAGGTACAGACATCTTTATTGATGAAACTGAATTAATACCAATTGAGATTATTCGTTCTAAGGTTATGAGAATGCTTGGTGACAGTACTTCTTCTAGTATTTTCATGATTTCAAACCCTCACAAAAAGGGATTCATGTATTCCAAGATTGATGACCCTTCTTGGGTTAAGTTAAAAGTAGGTTGGGAACAATGTGTGAAAGAAGGACGTTTTTCTAAACAATACATTGATGAGATGAGAAGTTCTATGACTCCTATTGAGTTTACTATTTGGTATGACTCTGAGTATCCTGAAGACACTGATGATACACTAATAAAACTAGCTTGGATCGAAAAAGCAGTTAGGCCAATACCATCAGTTTTACTAAAACCTTTCAAAATCTGTGGAGCAGATATTGCAGCTGGAGGAGTTGATTCTACTGTTGTTATGAGTGTTTATAAATATGAAACTCTTTATATTATTAACGACATAGTAGATAAGAATTATGGTCCTGAAGAAAACCAGCCTACATTAAAAGCTAGTGATTTAATAAAAGCAATGAATGCTAAGCATAATTTTGATTTAATAAATGTTGACAGTGTTGGTGTTGGGAAAGGTGTTTATGAAACATTACTTAGGGATGATATTACTAAATTTAAAACAGAAGGTTTTGTAGCTGGTGAGAATAAGGATTTAAATGAAGCTGATAGGCTAAGGTTTTCTAATAAGAAAGCTTGGGCTTATGTTAAACTAGCTAAACTATTTGAAGAAGGAAGAATAATAATTCCAAATCATGATAAATTAAAACATGAGTTAAATTCAATTTTGTTTTCAATACAAGAAGGATCAGGTAAAGTTATGATTGACAAGAGAGGTAAAGAAACTAAGAGTCCTGATTTTGCAGATGCGTTAATGATGGCTGTTGGTACAAAAGATAATACTTTTATATTAGAAATAGCTGAGTTTTAGGAGGACTAAAAATGACTACTATTAAAAAATCATACGGACGTAACATAATTCCTTGCAGCAATTGCATTAGATTCAATTCTAAACCAAGGACCTGCCACTCATATGGCGTGTATTTCGCTGAAACTAAAATGATTGATAATAAGCCTTATTTAATACTAGTGTGTAGATCCTGTAAAGGTGTTACAGTATTACCTTTAGACAAACACCAACATATTAAAGAAGAAAGAATAATTCATTGTAAATCTAAATGTTTTAAAGTGTATGTTAACAGGTTGACTTATTCACTACGGTGTCTTGATTGTAATGAAAGTATTAGATACAATAGGAGGTTGTAATTTGGTTAATAAATGCTTACAATGTGGAGCTTGTTGTCACTTTGTAGTTGATGGTAAATTAGTTAAATGCAAGTACTTGATTAAGTATCCTAGCGGAAAAACAAGGTGTCGTATTTACCCTAATCGATTAGGAACTAAGATTTACCCTGGTTTCACATGTGGTTTAAGAGAACATGATTATAGAATATTTCCAGGTTGCCCTTATAATAGACCTATAGTTAAGAAGGATGTTGAAGAGCAATAGTAGGGGTTTAAATAGGGAGTTAATCATATAATTCAAGCATGGAAATAATTAAAATGTCTCCTATTGAAAAACTGTTTAAGGAATATGAAATACAAAAAATTAATACTAATTACATGGTGTTTGGTATTGTTTCAAGTATTAATAATTAATTAAAAAAGAAATTAAAAGGTGTAAATAAAATGGCAAAGGCAAAGGAAAAACTAAATAATTCAAATCGTACTGAGTGCGAAATTTATAGTAGAGTGGTCGGATATTTAAGACCGATAGCACAATGGAATGAAGGTAAAAAAGCAGAATACGGTGATAGAGTTATGACATCTCTGCAATAATCAAAAAAAACAGTTAAGGAGGAATAAATAATGGAAGATAAAGAAACAAGAGAAATGCAATACGAAGCTGGTACAAAAACAATGAAAATAAAAGTTACTGAAGCTAGAGATATGAAAGACAAAGCAGGTGAAGTAATAGGTAACAGTCAAATAACAATGTTGCAAAATATAACAGACAAAGGGATTCAAGACATCCTAACAAACCTAACAACTCAAAAAAGAAATATTGAAATTAGCTTAGCAACCATTAAACAGCAATTTGAAGCAATCAAAGTTAATGAAGCAGATAAACCAAAGATTGAGGAAAACATTAGAATAATGAAACAACTCCAAGATTACCAAAAGAAAGCAGAACTAGCAACAAAACTTCAAGAAGCAGAAGGTTCATTAGTAAAGACAAACAAGGATTTAGACGAACTAACAAAAGCTATGAACAAATAGTAACGCTTAAATAGAAAGTTCTTTACATATATAAACATACTTGGGTTATAAAATGTCTTTTCTTGAAAAACTAGGATTAGTTGCAAAGTCTAAAAATACAGACTTAGGTTTAGACATAGCTGTAACTTCTTCAGAAAACGAAGAGGTATTTAAAGCAGTTATTCCAGGTTATTTATACAAACCTCCTTTCGGTTATCCAAGAAAGGAAAACCTTCCTTTTTTACGTAAGTTAGCTCAATCTCCTTATGTGTTCAGCGTTGTTAAAACTCTGTGCGATGAGGCTAGTTCTTTAGAGTGGGAAATTGTACCAACAGTTGATACAGATATTTCACCTGAAATTGAAGATAAGATTAAAGAAATTGAAATGTTTTTAAAAAGACCTAATGACAATAAGGAATCTTTTGAGTTCCTTGTACGTTGTTTAATTAGAGATATTCTTGAAATAGATAGTGGTGTTTTAGTTAAAGTTTTTAATAACGATGGTAAATTAAAACAATTATTTGCTCGTGATGGTATGTCATTTTTAAAGAACCCTGACATTTACGGTTATTTAGGAGATAGAGAAGATTTTATTTTACCAGTAAGAACAGATGAATTTATTTCAGGTTATGTGGACCCTTTAACTGGTAAGAAAATTAGTGCTGGAATAAGTAAAGATTTTTACACTGAAAATGTTTCACCTAAAGCAGCTTACTTCCAATACGGAGGTATAGGAGGATCAATGCCAGTACCTTTTGGTAAAAGGGAAATTGTTTACATATCACAAAATCCAAGAAGCGATTCAGTTTATGGTAGTTCACCAGTACAAGTGCTAAGTGACACTTTACAAACACTTATTTATGGTAGCGTTTACAACCTTGATTTTTACATGAATGGTAATATTCCTGAAGGAATAATTAGTTTACCAGGAGCTCAAGGTAATGAAATTAAATTATTTAAAGAAAGGTTTACAGATACATTTAAATCAACTGACAGTTTAGGTAATAAAAGAAGAGTAGGATATAAGTATCCTATTACTAATACTAAAGCTGAGTTTATTCCTTTCATGCTTAACTCTAGAGATATGCAAATAATAGAACAGCAACAATGGTTCATTAAATTAGTATGGGCTGTCTTTGGAGTAACAGCTGAAGAAATGGGTTTTACATTTGAATCAAATAAAGCAATTAGTGAAGAGCAAGGGAAAGTATTTAAAAGAAAAGCTCTTAGACCACTTATCAATGTGTTGGAGTATCACATTAACAATGAAATTATACCTGAGTTCTTTGCAGAAGGAGAACCTGATTTTATTCAAGTAATAAGGGAATGCCCTGTTAGATTCAATTTTAAAGATTATGATGCTGATGATGACCAAAAGAAGCACGATATACTGGAACAAGAAATTCGAATGGGTGTTAAAACATCTGAAATGGTAGCAGAAGAATTAAAGATAAATGTAGAAGAACTTAAAAAAAGCAAAGAAGATAATGCACCTAAAGAACTAATGGATCCAGAGTCAGAAGAAGCACCAGAAAAACAATCCACAACCAACATTGAAGAAGATGAAGAAGAAGAAAATTTAATTACTAAAGCAATTACTCCTGACAAAGAATTAGCAAAAGATGTTACTAATTATATTAAAAATGTGAGTGAGGAGTTAATTAAACAATTAGAGGTTGATTAACTTGGATGAAACAGAAAATAAATCTATAACATCAGACATTGCAAACAGTTTTGTTAATGTTTTTAAAATGGATCAATTTAAAACTATTATTCGTAAGTTTGTATCAACTAATTTTAACGCTGGCATTGAAGAACTAGAAAACCAACTTAATTTCAACGTTAGTTTTGGAACTGTTAAAAGACAAATTGAAATGGATGAACAGTATACTTTTGATTTAATTAAAGGTATGACTGATGATATTGAAAAAAAGCTTAGATCTCAAATTCAACAAAGTCTTATTAATAACGAAGACCCTAAACAATTGAAGAAAAGAGTAGCTGATATTTTTAAAGGTGATAATCCTACTAGGTTTAGGTATGAGGATAGAATTAAGATGATTGCTCAAACAGAGGGTTCTAGGGCTAATAATTCTGCTAAATTAGCAGCTGCTAGAGAGTACGGTGGCTTGTTAAAGTATATTAGAACAAGAGGTGGTAAGTTACCTTGTCCTATTTGTGCTAAAGCAGGTAGAAAGTATACTAAGGAAGATGCTATTAGTGTGGATAAGGAGTTTATTGTGTCTCATGCAGGTAAGACTTATAGGAACATGGATGGTATTTTTCATCCTAATTGTTATTGTTCTGTAATCATTACAAAACCAAAAGAGAAGAAAGAATAGTAAAGTATAAAAAGTAAAATATTAATAATATAAAAGAGGAGATTAAATGTTTATTGAATTATCATGGGAAAATTTTAAGAGAATATTAACTGAGACTAATACAGGTCTTATTTTTGTTAAGGAAAAGCCTACAGAAACTGGGTCATGTATTTACGAGTTTTTTACTAATAGTAATTCTTTCTGGGTTAGGACTTCTTATGAATGTCTGAGCGTAGAAGAAGCTATTGTTTTTAAAGAAAAGTTTGCTTCAGGTCATAAAATAATGTATTATGAAAGCATCTCAGAAGAAAAAGTTAATTTAAGTATTTCACAGGTGTAAAATTAAATGGCAGCATTACCAGGAAGCGTAGCAGATCGGGAATATGAAAAGTTTGGATTAGATTCAACAGGAAAAACAGCGGTTCGAACTTTACTTACTGTTGCAGATATTGAAATAGGTAAGATTGAAATCAAGGATTCTCTTACTGATGTTACAGCTAATGTTATTAGTGATGGTGTTAATAACGCTTTAGTTGTTACTATGAACTCTGGTAGTTCAGGTGAGATTCTTGATGTTGATGATGATGACGTTGCGAAGAGTCAAACTATTCCTGTTAAGATTGTTGAGAATTATTTGTTTAGTAAAACTGATGATAATTGGATTAGGCAACAAGGAAGCGATGATGGTTATTTATTTAACAGAACTATTGGAATTTATACTCCTTCTGGTGATTTAGCAATGAATGAAACCTATGATACAGTTAATACTGGTGTTATTGGTTCTGTTGGTTTTGAAAATACTACTAATTTATTTAGAAATAACTTAATTTTAAGTAATAAAGAAGATGCTACTTATGAAGAATTAAATTTATTTAAGTTAGATGATGCTCATGAATGGGTTGGTGATGAAACTGGTTTAATGGTTTGTGGTTATACTGAGGATAATAATTATGCTACTCCTTTTGCTATTGATGAAGGCAGTTATGGGTTATTAAATACTCCAATAGACCATTCTGGTAATAAACAAGTTTTTACAGCAACTGGTGAAGTTACTGAAAGTAATTTAACAGCTATTCGTTCTGATAACTCTATTGGAATAAATGCAGCAAGTTATTCATTACAAGAAATATTTGAAACAACAGATGGTTGGAGTGTAATTACAGCTGGTACTGATAATATTGCTACTACTACAACTCATCAAGGAGTTGGTAATAATTTTATTACTTTTGATAAAATAGATGGTACAAGTGATTGTGGTATTCAAAAAACTTTTACAAGTATTGATAGAAGTGAATACGCTGGGCATAGTGTTGGGCATATGCATATTTATTTACCAGATTTATCAGAAACTAATTTAATTAGAATTAGAATGGGAACTGATAATGCTAATTATCATGAATGGGAATGGAGTACAGTTGATTTAACTGCTGGGTGGCAGGATTTGGATGCTGTTATTTCTGGTGCTACTGGTCAAACAGGAGCTGGTATGGATTTAAGTGCTATTTCTTGGGTTTCAATTGTTGTTGATTTTGATAATGCTAATGATTTATTACCTGGAATTATTACTGGTGGTTGGATAATTAAAAGAGTACTTGATATTTATCAAGTTGCAACAGTTAGTTATGATGTAAATACTCCTAATTTTAATTTAACAAAAATAGCTAATAAACCAGTTAGTACTAATACTGGTAATGCTGGTACTGGTACTCAAAGAGTTGTTTTAGCTTCTGACCAACCAGTAGTAGAAGTAGATGCTACTGATTTGGATATTAGAAATTTAGTTAGTGCTACTGATGATGTTAGTGTAACTACTGTTAAACCTGATGGTACCTATACAATGCCAAGCATGGATGTTTCAGCAAGAAAAAGTTTTGTTAAAATAACTGATGGAACTGATGATGTTAATTTAGTTTATGATGGATTAGCTTATACTTCTGATATTAAACATTTACCAGTGATGGGAATGATTAAAGAAACTTCTGCTGTTTATATGCCTTTAATTTGTGATGAAAATAGCTTTGGTCTGCTAACACAGCACATTGACACCAGTGGAAATAAGACACCAGCAGGTGATGCTGATGCAAGAGCTATTTCAGTAGACTTAGGAACTAATAATGATGTAACAGTTACAAGTGATATGACTCCCTCTGATGATTATGCAACTCCTACAACAGCTGTTAGAACTGGTAGTTTTGGAATGTTTTATGATGGAACTAATTGGGACATGATGAGAGGAACAAGTGCTAATGGATTACTTGTTAATTTAGGAGTTAATAATGATGTTTCTGTTTCAAGTGGAACTATTGATACAATAACTACTTTAACTGGTATTACTAATGATGTTACAGTAGATGCAAGTAATTTAGATATAAGAGATTTAACTAACGCAAGTGATAATGTTTTAATATATGGTTATGATTATACAAGTACAAATTATCCAATGCAAATAACTTCATTAGGTTTGATAGAAGTAGATGAAGTTCAAAACTTAGCAGGAATATCTGCTGGTGATACAACTATTGGAGGAGTAATGTCAGTTGGAGGAGATGGAGCAAAGAGTGATACAAGTCTTACTTTAACATCAGCTACAACTGCTTATTCAAACACAGCACCAGCTACACCTCATTTATTAGTAGTTCATAATGCAAGTGATACAGATGTTTATTTTAGATTTACAACTGGAACTACTCTTGGTACTTTATTATCAACTAAAAAATCTTTAAGTATTGATATGGGTGCAAGTGAAGTGCTTTACTTTTATTGTGGAAGTGCAGGAAAGGTAATTAATTATAGTACAAGGGCAAATTTTTAAGTGATTATTAATGAGTGATTTTACAATAACAACAACAGCAAATTTTGATACAGATACATTAAAGTCAGATGTAGTCACTATTACTGACCAATATGTTACTGCTGACCAGATTCAACTTAGTTTTCCTTATTCTGATAAAGATGCTGATTTGGTTAGTTATTGGAGAATGAATGTTAATTCTGCTACACAAATTGATGAAACAGGGACTAATGAGGGTACTGTTACAGGAGCTACTTATACAGCAAGTGGTAAATTTGGAGGAGGTTATAGTTTTGATGGGACAGGTGATTATATAACAGTTCCAAATGATGCTTCATTAAATACTGCTAATTTAAGTTTATCTGTTTGGTTTTATGCTGAATCAGATGATTTATCAGTTCAAAATAGAATTATAACAAAACCATATACTTCCGCAGCAGAACCTTATTATCAGTACACAATAACAGCTTATAATACAGTAACATATCCAAAAACAATATTTTTTCAAATGAATGCTCGTGGTACAAGATATGCTGTTACTGCTAAAAACTCAGGTTGGGATTATGGTGTTTGGAATCATGTCGTATGTACTTATGA